CGAAGTTTACTGCCCAGACCCAAGGGTCACATTGCTAACAAATGTAGCACCATTCACTCTGTCACTCAGAGTGCTAGTCCGTGTTTACCCACGACAGTCCTTTAGTAGGTGTCTTACATTCCATTAGGTGGATTACTAATCCGTTCTTGGAAACCTGCTTCGTTGGAAAGCTCCTCATTTCATGACAATTGGTAGCTTTGTGGGCATTTCATGTCAACCATGTCGTTCTGGGCTAGATATTTGCGATGTATCATTACTCTCCTTGCACGAGAGTGATAATGAAGAAATGGCGACATCGTCATTATATAGGTGATGAGTGTGCTCAGTGCCGTCCCGGGCCCCGCTACAAAAACATCTAAAATCCTCCGATTCCCTACATAAAACAAATACATGGCATCTAACTCCAAAGCGCCGAATCAAAAATTTGATCCGTGCGACCAACGATCTATGTCGAACGGCCGAATACCGTTGACATCTTGGGCAAAAGCCCGACAACCTACAATAATTTGCCAACCATAGTACCAAGTCCAGGGAAGAAGGTATTCCCAAGACCAATGGCGGCTGACTTGAAGGCTGGTACTGCAGCAACATCACGAATCGTGTTCATCCATCCAATTGGATCACACACGACTGCCGCGGAATCAGACCCAATTTGGGAATTAGCCGTGGCAGAGATAAAGGGAATTCCTTCCAAGTGATACGTGATCTCCACATCAAGCACACTTGTACTATTGGGCAACCCCGTTGCAGCAATAACTACAGATTCCGTACCCCCAAAACTCAAATAACTGGCATTACCAACGGAAATGGACACCGCACTAGTTTGATCTTGTGCGTTATATCCAGGTCCAATGTCAGAAGCAAGCTTAAATTGGAAGGCAGAGGGACTGCAAATCTTCGGCGTAACTGTTATCGGCCGTTCAGATATATTAATCATGGAAGTCTCTACTGTATTAGGCAAATCAAGCAAAGCTGGAACAGAAACAACGCTAGTCGCATTAGGAATACCCCAAGAAGTTAGGGTGTTCGCAACAGACATAGCAGCATTATTCGAGTTACCAGATTGGCCACCCACTTGATTAAGTTGGGTGTTTAGATAGCCTTCAGCAGGGACTGTGGCAATGGTGAGTGATCCGGACGTCGTAGTCATTGATGCAATACCAATGACTTTGACACCATACCCCACCACGCGATAGCTCACGAGTTGTGCGGCGAGTGCAGCTGTGGCAGTAAAAACCACAGCGTTGGTAGTCGTCACACCATCACTGGTGATCCATGGTGTACCGCCTACAACACTACCACGTGCAGACAAAGCATGGTAGAAGGCGGAAGGCAAGATCACCAAATCACATTCGCCACTAGCATTAGATGCTAGTGTGAGTTTGCGAGTGATGTGGCGGGTTGCGGTAGGGACAGAATACATGTCGGGTACACGAGCTCCCTGGGCTAATGCACTAAAAGGATCCGACAATGCAGCTCTATAAACACTCAAATAATTTTGTGAACGCGCTTGGACTTTAGCGAGTTTTTGTTGCGGGCCGTTCTTTTTAACTGGCTTCTTCGTTTTATTCTTCTGCGAATTCATCGTAATTTGGGACTACTTGGATAGATTGTTGATTTATATGATTCAATTTATCAAACAGGTGAGAATCAATACAACTACTTCCAAAATGGGCTTCAAGATCTTCTTGTCTATCCGGTTCAATTCCAAAAGCAAGGTAGAAACTATACCTAGCCTCATCATTGATGCTAGCTTTAGTAACTATCTTACGCTCTTGGTAACTGGTATTAGACGTAAACCTTTCCATAAACCCAGCGGTGGGAGTTTTCCCGGCCCTCTCAAACATACCATAAAAAGATTCCAAAACTGGAACCCCTTTGGCAATGGATAGACCACACTCCCCAACCGCGCCCAACCACATGCAAATATCCTTGTTAGAATTAACAGGCATAAGGCACATTGCGTCCTTATATAAGCAAGTGGAAACGTTTCTCACCATCCGCCATCCGTCACTACACATGACTGGGTGGGATTGGCAAAATTCAATTCGCTCAAATGTTGACACCGGGGTTTCGACTTTCATACGGAATCCCTTGGCAATAAACCAATACTCAAGTCCACCTGTAAACTTGATGAGATCTCCGCGCTCAACGATGACGACACAGTCATCACCATTGTTAGCGAGTCTACCACGGACGCCAACGCGTCGCAGCCAAGTATGAACGAGGGAACACATTATCAAGCAATTGCCCAATGCAGTGTTAATATCCCCAGAACTTCTTGTTCCGTCAATTGTGAATTTGACGTGCCCGTCTTGCGCATACGCTGTTCCATGATTCTTCTCTTGTTTAAGCAACAATCTTCGCAATTTGTCCTTACGGTGAATACCGTTATAGAACGTATGCTCAAATTGCAATGCTTCAAGAGACACATGCATATCGAACTTGGTAGCGTCCAAGCCAATCGCTACTGGATCCGAGAATTCATCCCACATCTCACGAAGCAACCGGCCTGCATCACGGCAATTATAACCCTTCATTACCGTGGGTCCCTCGAACTGTTTGGCTATGGCACGATAGAATGCCTTTTCGGTATGTTTAAGATACCTTGCCAATTCAAGGGTGTACGTATAATCACGAGGCTGGATTATGCGAGGTGCTTTGGATGTATCCATCTTCTCAAACTTGACAAAAGTAGAGAGATGATGGGCATCCTTCGGCAAACCATGCAAATCCAAATATTCCCTGGCTTTCTGGTACAATCTTTGTTTTCTTCCGTGGTACATCGCAACCACTTCTCCACGCGTCCGGACACCCAAATCCATCTTCCGCACAGAACGAACAACGGCGTTACGAAAAGAACTAACTTCATCATAACTACCCTTGGCAACTTTCAGAGCTGGGACAAAAGCCCCTTCAACTAAACAGGAAAAGTACCTCTCACTAAGAGCTGCAACAATAGCACTCACATTGCTATTATACACTCCCATACCTTTCTTGCACAAACCATCGATTCCAACAAATCTCCTTTCCCTTTGTACCGGCTCACCATACAATTTAATGCGTAGGGTCTTCTCGACATGATTATTGGTTGCATCAACTCCAATAACCGTATGGCAGCCATACCGTCACGCCTCAACACCAGAAAACTTGTTGGCCAAAGATTGGTCAATCAAAGAATTCAGGAGGAGGTCGTAGTGCAAATCATTAAAATAAAGATTTGCTCCGATAGAAACATGCCTGTCGATCGCGAAAGGGGGCATTCCTTGTTTACGCAACAATTGACGCATATAATGGGAGACTACTCGCAGATTCGATTCTGCTTTCTTCATCTTACCAAATTTAGCGCGTGTAGCATTAATAAGGATAGAGACTAGTTTAGTTGAATAAGCAATGCGAGCAACCATACTTCTAGTATCATAAGATCTAGAAACAATCTGTCGTTCCACTACCTGCTTCAAAACTGGTTCCTTGTCCACTCTCACTAACGAAGCTTGACCGTCTGGATGTCTAACTACGTTATAAAGGCGATTGAGGTCTGCGTTGCGTATATTCTGCAATTGACCCACACGCACAGGCGTTAAGTCATGCCTTTCTAGCAACTCTACGATTTGTTCATCAAAATCGACGTTGATGAGTCGAGCATCTTGGTCATCAGACCACCGCAACATGTAAGTACGTTCGTCCTCGATCTCTGCGAGTTCACGATTGTACAAATCAATAGCGTTATGATCTTCTAAGACGATCGGTTTCCATCCAATAACATGAAAACCCACATCAACATCGGCACACTCCATGTCCACTAGTTCGTTGGCGATCCTCTGATCTTCCGCCACACGTTCTTTGCAGGCAATCACAGACTCACAGTAATCCTTGACCCCATCCTCGATGTTGCCATGGTCCACCATGATCTGTTCCAAACATTCCGCGCGTAGCCCCCGGGCCACAACGCGATCATGCCGCTCTCGCTTGGAATAGAAAATCCATTCCACTAGAGCGACAATCCCATCATTTAAGTTTCTCCCAACATCGGGGAAACAGAAACAGTCCTTAGTTACACCACCGTGCAAGTCGGTGTAAAAACGGTCCGTTTCCTCTTCAATTCTAATCTCGCCCATACGGGTCCGATATCTAGCTTCTCTCGTACACCGTGGGATCGGTGCCGCAGGCGTTACCTTGCGGATCGTAGTAATCGTGCTTTCGAATGTTGTAGTCATGATAAGAGAAGAGAATAGGGGATTGAAAGTTATCTCATACTTACAAAATGGTATTTAACCACATAGGAATTATTCAGGCTTATTCCACAAACCCGGGCCGATCGTAACCAGTTCCGCTCTTCTACCCCGCATCTAACTTGTATGTCAGGAACGCTTTCTCCTTGTCCTAAGACATAGCCACAGAAAAGCAAACATATATATCCCA